CTTAAATGATTTCCCTCTTTTTAATGTTTTTTAACTAAAAATATTTTGTTAATTAAAATTAAATTAGTATCTTTGCAAAATAAAAGTGAAAAATATGTCATATAATATAAAACCTTGGAAAGATGTTTTGGAAAAATTCCGTGAAATACACGGAGATAAATATAATTATTATTCTGATACATATAGCGGCAGTGCTAATAAAATGAAAATACGCTGTAATATATGTGGCTATGAATTTGAACAAACTCCCAATAAACATTTATTGGGAAGAGGTTGCCCTAATTGTGGAAAAACTAAACTATGGACAAATGAACAGTTTATAAATGCTGTAGAGAATAAATTTCCGGAACAGTTTACCTTTGAAAAAACAAAATATATTAATCAACGAACACCAATTGTTATCACATGTAAAAAACATGGGGATATTGAAGTTAATCCAAAAACTTTTCTTAATGGTGGTGGATGTAAATTCTGCCAAAAAGAAAAAAGAGAAGAATTTAAAAATAGTTTTTCAGAACGTGCAAGGAAAGTACATCCTATTGAAGAAGAACTTGACTACAGTAAAAGTGAATATGTTGATTATCACACAAAAATTAAGATAATATGTCATAAGAAAGATGAATATGGAGTAGAACATGGTGAATTTTGGCAAACACCTGCACATCATCTAAATGGAGAAGGATGTCCTAAATGCAAAGGTAATACTAAGATGAATGGGTATGATTTTGTGATTAAAGCAAAAAAAGTACATGGCGATAAATTTTCTTATTTTGAAGAAAAATATATTGGTTATAATGAAAATACTGATATTAAATGTAATACTTGCGGTAGAATTTTTCAGCAGACCCCACATAATCATCTGAAAGGTGAGGGATGTCCGTATTGTATATGTAATATCTCAAAACCAGAAATTGATATAAGTGATTTTATTTCACAATTTGCTGATATAAGTACTAATAATAGAAAAATATTAAATAATTCAAAGGAAATTGATATTTTAATACCTTCTAAAAATATAGCATTTGAATATGATGGCTTGGTATGGCATTCAGAAAAGTTCGGTAAAGATAAAAACTACCATTTAAACAAAACAAAAGAATGTTTGAATAACGGTATTCAACTTTATCATATATTTGAGGATGAATGGATATATAAACGTGAAATTGTGGTTTCTAAAATTAAAAACATAATAGGCATAACTGAAAATAAAATATTTGCAAGAAAATGTATAATAAAGGAAATAACTGATATTGATACAAAGACGTTCCTTAATGCAAACCATCTACAGGGTTATTGTAATTCAAAATACAGATATGGATTATATTACAATGATGAATTAGTATCAGTTATGACATTTGGCCATCTGCGCAAAAATTTAGGAAGCAAAGGTAATAATAATGAATATGAATTACTTAGGTTTTGTAATAAATTGAATACTACTGTTGTTGGTGGGGCTTCTAAACTTCTTAAATATTTTATAAAGTCAATTCAACCTAATAGAATTATAAGTTATGCTGATAAGAGATGGAGTAATGGTAATCTTTATAGAAAAATAGGATTTAAACAATTAAAAGATAGTGAGCCTGGCTATTTCTATGTGGTTGGACAACACAGGGAAAATAGATTTAAATACCGTAAGGATGCTCTTATTAAAGAAGGATATGATAAGAATAAAACAGAACATGAAATAATGTTGGAACGTGGTATATATAGGATATATGATTGTGGAATGATGGCATTTGAAATAAAATTCTAACTTTGTACCTTGATGTTTACTTTTTAGCCACATTATAATATTTATATATAAATAACAATAATAAAGATAATATATAATGGGAAGACCACGTAAAACAACAGAAGAATGGTTTGAAGAGTGTAAAAAACGCCGTAAGGATAAATGTAAAAATTTAAAATTAACTGAAAATTCGGTTTATCTTGGGCGTGAAAGTTTAATTGAACTTGAATGTACTAAGCATAATATAAGGTTTAGTTATACAGCAGACTCTATTCTTAGAAGGGATACTATGTGCCCGGAATGCCTAAAAGAATATAGAGGAACTGATTATAAATCTTGGGAAAATAAAGCAAGAGAAGTTCATGGAGATGAATTTACATATCCTTATCTTAAAGATGAATATAAAGACATGCATAGTATGATTACCATGTTATGTAGTAACGGTCATACATTCAAACAAGATGCAACAAGTCATTTATCAGGGTGTGGTTGTCGTAAATGCTATGAAGAAAGTTTAAAGAAGCCAAAAGTTAGCTTTGAAGAATATCTTAAATTGGAAAAAGAAAAATTTGGAGATAAATTTGATTTAAGTAAATTTGAATACAAAGGTTTAAAAGAAAAATCAATTTATATTTGCCACTGTAAAGATAAAAATGGTGTTGAACATGGTGAATTTGAACAGTCACCATCAGCACATCTTAGAAGTAAAACAGGATGCCATAAGTGTTGTAATGAGCTAATAGCAAAAACACAAACTTTAACAACAGAAGAATTTATTGAAAAGGCATTAAAAGTACACGGTGAAGACTTCAATTATAAAGATGCAAAATATATTAATGCAAAGGAAAATATATGGTTAACATGTAATAATTGTGGCAATCATTTTCAAATAACACCAGATAATCATTTAAGAGGTGAAGGCTGTCCAAAATGTAATAAGAGTAAATTAGAAAGAAGTCTTGGTAATTTTTTTGAAAGTAAAAATATAGAATATGTTAAGGATTATATGAATAGTTTTAACAACTTAAGAAATGATTTTTATCTTCCTAAATATAATGTAATAGTTGAGTGCCAAGGAACACAACATTTTAGACCAACATATTTTGGAAATTATAATAAAGAAAAGGCTGAGAGAAATTTAGAATATACTATTAGTTGTGATGTACGTAAAAATAAGATAGCCAATGATTTAGGAATTAAGATTTTATATTTTATGGATAAACATAACTTTAAAGAGGAATACTTGGATAATGAAAAATACTCTAAAATATATCAAAAAGATAACTTATTCACTAATATGTGTTCCATATTAGAAAAAATAAAAGAAGGTAGTTGAAATCTCTACCTTCTTTATAAGTTATTCATTATCAGTAGGTTAATTAGAAACTGAGGATACAGTACTGGGGACGTAATGTTAATGTCCATGTACTAAGTGAGTCGTCATCATAACTTAACTCACCACCTGAAGCAGAAACAATCATTGCAGACTTGATAATCCATTGTGATACAGCAGTTCCGGTTGGATCCAACATCTCTAAGATGAGGTCTCTTTTATATGCAGCAGCATAGCCTTGACGTCCGGTAACTGATTCTGAATGAAGACGTACCCACTCCATAACAGCTTGTGATGCACTTGGGCCAATAGGGTCTCGTAGCTCGCAAGTAATTTGTTCCCACAAGTAGCGTCCAACCACCCAACTTGAAGTATTAAGGAATTGGATTTCAGTTTCATTTTGTGTAATTGTAGGACGTGAGCATGATGATACCCACCATTCCTGTATTCCTAAATCTGAAGGAAATCTAAGTAAAAATCGATTTTTCCTGAGTGGCTCATATTCCACCGGCATCTTCAAGAGCATATCTGGCATTTGTGTATGTAAGTAAATAATATTTTTATTTTTATATT